GTCACCGCTTGTACGATTCTTAAATTACAAACAGTTGCCTTATGGACAGGATGAATATTATGTTCTTGCTTTCAAGCCTAGAGTAACAAAAACAAATAAAAGAATGGCTACGCTTATACTTGCCGACTCTGGAAGAGAATTATTGAGTTTAGTTGTTTTTCCAAGTACTTTTCCTAAAGCATATATTAGCCTAGAGGCTGGATCAGCATATAAAATTGATTACAGTATAAATAAGGATGATGATTTTATTTTTCAAGACGTAGTGGTATGACGAATGCTAACTAGCAACTTAGTCTTTGTGATATAATTATAATATGAGAACATCAAAAGATATAGAAGTTGGAGATATTGTGGGAACAGTTTTAATAACCAAAAAGAAAATTGAACCACACTATGGAAAAACATCCATGATGTTTTACGGAACTTGTCAAAAATGTGGTACAGAGAGAAAATTAAAATCATCCCACATCAACGTTATTCTAAAGGGTCGTGGCGGAGGATGCCATTGCTCAAGAAGAAGGGATGTGGCAGACTCTGACTATAAATGGAGATACCAAAATTATATCCAAGCAGCAAAAAAACGCAATTTAAAATGGGAAATAGATTATGATTATTTTCTTGACATAACAAGAAAAAATTGTTACTATTGCAATGTTGAGCCAGAAATGCGACCATCTCACCATAAACGCTGGGATTTCAAATTTCCAATGTCTGGAATAGATCGAATGAACCCTTCTCGCGGGTATGAGATAGACAACATAGTTCCATGCTGTTCATATTGCAATCAGGCTAAATGGAACCATGATGTAAAAGATTTTTTAAATTGGATTAAAAGAGTATATAATAATCAATTTCAGGAGGTAATAAGTGCTTAATGATATGGACGATGTTTCGTTCACGCTAAATGCCCACGCAAGAGAGAAGGGCTTTTGGGACGCAGATACAGAGGATAATCGCGTTATATTTTATCTCAAGCAGTTGGCTATGGTTCATAGTGAGGTATCTGAAACGCTTGAGGCAATTCGCAAGGAAAAGGGCGATAGGGAGATTGTTGAAGAACTTGCAGACATTATCGTTCGCGTTCTTGATTTATACGGTGGCATGGCAACTGATCACTATATCAAGTCCTCTTTGACGCAGGTATTTAATGATAAGGTTGCCAAGAACCGTACTCGCCCAAGAATGCATGGAGTTTTGGCGTGAGCGTAGAAGAGGTTCTTGCAAACGTTAGTCCTAAATTACGAAAGAAGTTGTCTCTAGGCTCCGAAATAGAGCAGATACAATTTGCCTCAACCCCTAGTTTTGGTCTTACACGAGCCTTAAATGGAGGATTTCCATATGGTCGTCAGGTATTAATTTATGGCAATAAGTCAAGTGGCAAATCTTCATTTTGTTTACAACTCATTGCAGATGCTCAAAAGGAAGGAAAGGTGTGTGCATGGATAGATGCAGAAATGACTTTCGATCAAGAGTGGGCAAAAATGCTAGGTGTGGATATAGACAATCTTATAGTTTCTACAGCACGCACTATAAATGATATGGTGGACGTTGCAGTAGATCTCATGAAGTCTGGTATTGATCTTCTTGTTGTAGATTCCATCTCAGCCCTTCTTCCAGCGGTATATTTTGAGAAAGACTCTGATGAATTAAAGCAGTTAGAGAATACCAAGCAGATTGGCGCAGAAGCAAGAGATATGACAAATGCTGTCAAGATGCTAAACTATGCAAATAATCAAGAAAAGCCTACATTGCTTATTCTTATTTCTCAAATAAGAAATAACCTTGGCGCTATGTATGTAAGCCAGATTCCTACTGGAGGAAAGGCTGTTCAATTTTATTCATCAACAATTGTTAAGTTGTTCTCGTCTGAATCAGAAAATCAGGCAATCAAGGGTAAGATTCACGTTGGAGACAAGATTATAGAAGAAAAGGTTGGCAGGAAGGTTAGGTGGGATGTTCAGTTCAGCAAAACAAGTCCCGCCTTCCAGTCTGGCGAATATGACTTTTATTTCCGTGGCCCAGATCTTGGTGTAGATAGGGTTGCAGATCTAGTTGATACCGCAGAAATGCTTGGCATTGTAGAGCGTGCTGGTGCCTGGTATACGGTTGAGGGAGAGCGTTTCCAGGGCAGAGAGAAGTTGGTTCTAGGAGTTAAAGAAGATCTAGGTCTACAAGAACTTCTCGTAAAAAAGGTAACGAATGCATAGATATTCTAAGTACAACGGAAAGTTTATATGTCAAACATGTAAGTTAGAGGTAACTGAAGCAAGATTTTATTTGAGTTCTTATGATCTTACATGGATGTGTTCATCTAAGCATTTATCTAAAGTAAATCTATATGGCAGAGGTTATTGATGAGTGAACGTGGCGAAGCCAAAAGAATTGGCGCTAAACTTCATAAAAATTCTGGAAGGAATCAGAAAAAGGCTGACGCTACTTGGAATGAGTTTATCGTAGATATTAAGGAATATTCTAAATCATTTTCTATATCACAAGATGTATGGGCCAAAATTGTTACGGATCAAATGAAAGTCGATAAGAATAAATCTCCAGCACTTATTCTTGTTTTGGGTGAGGGAAATAAAAAGATTCGTCTTGCTGTGATAGAATTGTCCGAACTAGAAAGGCTAATAGAAAATAATGGCGCATAAAGAACAAAGAGATTTTTTTACAGAAATAAAGAATAGATTCCCGCAGTATTTTAGTAATGTAAGCGTTATTGAAATGGGATCTTTAAATATCAATGGAACAGTAAGAGATTTCTATGACAATCCAACAAAGTATGTTGGAGTTGATCTAGATGAGGGTCCAGGGGTAGATCTGGTTGCTCAAGGTCAAGATGTTGATTTTCCAGAACATAGTTTTGATGTTGCAGTAAGCGCAGAATGCTTTGAGCATAATCCTTATTGGGCAGAAACCTTTTTCAATATGCACAGAATTGCAAAAGATTTTGTTGTGTTTACATGTGCAGGAGAAGGAAGACCAGAGCATGGAACCAGAAGAACTACTCCAGCAAATTCTCCATTCACTCTTGATTGGGACTATTACAAAAATCTTACTGAAGATGATTTTAAAACAAGATTTTATCTAGACACTATGTTTGAACAATATGAGTTTGCATATAATCCACAAGCCCAAGACCTCTACTTCTGGGGAATAAAGAGAAAGTTTGGAAATGGCAACGACTCTTGAGTTGGTAAATGAAGTAGCAGAGTTTTCTGATATCTCAGAAATTATGAATGATGATCAGTTAACTGATGCATTAGGAATCATCGTAAAGTTAATGATGAATCCAGATGTTCCTGCACAAAAAGCAGTTGGGCTTATCGTTCAGTTGGAAGCATATGCAGCCAAGTTTAAAATGCTTGCTTCATATTATACAAATGTTAAGAAGGATGACAGAGCAAAGAAGAATCTATACTATTCCGCTAATGAGGCGGTACAAAGACTAGTAGATAGTCTAAAGTATAGTGCTAAACTAGGGAGTTATTATGGCTAAGAATTTTTTGAAGCAAGTAATGAATAAACAACCAGAAGGACCAATTGATGTAAAGGCTTTAATTCAAAAGATTGAGTCTGGCTATCTTGTTGGCAGAGAACCAAAGTTTACTCAGAAGAAATCGTTTAGCCCATCAGCATTGGTTTATGGTAATGGAGCGTGCCCACGATATTGGTTCCTGGCATTTACAGGGGCGGAATTTGAAGATGATGCAGACGCTTACGCCGTAGCAAATATGAGTAGTGGCACAATGAGCCATGAACGTATTCAGAAGGCAATAGAGGACGCAGGCATCATGGTTGACAAAGAAAAGAAGATCATTACTTCAGATCCCCCCATTTTTGGATTTGCAGATGCAGTTGTTCAATGGGGAGAAGATCAGCCAGTAGTAGAAATTAAAACTATGAAGGAGGAGTCATTTGCTTATAGAAAGCACGCAAAGCCACCTTCATACCATCTCATGCAGTTGATTATTTATATGAAGGTTCTTGGAAAGAAGTTGGGACTCCTTCTTTATGAAAACAAAAACACACATGAACTGCACGGAATCACTGTTGAGGCAGAGCCAGAATATATTGCCTGGGCAGATTATGCATTTGATTGGATGAAAAAGGTCAGAGCGCAATGGGAAAGTGGAGAGATACCACAAAAACCATATAGATCCAATTCTAAGGTATGCAAATCTTGCCCCGTACAAAAGGCTTGTGCTGAAGCAGAAAAGGGTAAAATTAAAATAGATCCTTTGGAATACCTTGAATGAACAACTGCGCCTGGTGCTCACTAGAGTTTGAGCCAAAAGTAAGTTATCAAATTTACTGCTCTGCTGAGTGTAGAAATCAGGCTACAAAAGAAAAAATTTCAGAAAGATATCAATTAAATAGAGTTAAAAATAGATCTACGAAAGAAAGAAGATGTGGTGGTGGCTGTGGATCTGTCTTATCTATTTATAATGATAATAATTTTTGTACCTCTTGCATGGTTAATAAAAAAAAGGTAGACAAGATGCTTAAAGAACTAAAAGGTCTTTTTGACTATGAACAAGAAAACTAGTATTCCTTCTTTTTGTGCAGTTGATGCGAGCACAAATAGTTTAGCATTTGCATACTTTATTGATGGAAAATTATTAAAATATGGAAAAATAAGATTTTTTGGTTCTACTATTTATGATAAATTAGGAGACACGGTTCATAAAACAATGTCTCTTTTTAATTCTTTACCGTCAGAAAATATGATAATTGAAAAAACTATTTTTGCAAATAGTCCACAGGTAGCAGCAAATCTTGCATTAAGTCAGGGTGCGCTAATTGGTGGGGCAAGTATGGGAGGCGTTCGTAATGTCTATGGAGTAGCGCCTATGTCATGGCAATCATATGTAGGAACAAGACTTCTTACTACAGATGAAAAACAAAAGATTAGGCAAAAGAATCCAGGTAGATCTAATTCTTGGTATAAGTCTCAAGAAAGAGAGCAGAGAAAACTTAAAACTATTGATACTGTTAATAAAAGATTTTCTATAAAACTAGATGACAATGATATTGCCGATGCCTGCGGCATTGGAATTTTTGCATTAGAAAACTGGGAAAAGGTAATCAAAGAATGAGAAGTTTAGGGTTGCATCTTAATGAGGCATTTATGAGAAAAAGATATGTTCAGGATAAAAAATCTCCTGAAGATATTGCAAAAGAATGTGGAGTAAGTGTACAATTGATCTATCGTCAACTCAAAAAGTTTGGATTGAAAAAATAGTTGCAATACATCTTATACCATGCTATAATATATGTATGGGTAAAAAGATTGACCTGACAGGACAAAAATTTAATAGGCTGACTGTTGTTGAGCCAATAAATGATAGTAGAAAAAATTCATACTGGCTATGCAAATGTGATTGTGGAAAATTTACAGAAGCAACAACAACAAACTTAAGAAAAAATAGACATAAAAGTTGTGGATGTTGGCGTGAAGGTAAAACAAGTTGGAATTATAAAGAAAAAGTTTATAGGAATGGATATGCATTTGTTTGGTCACCAGAACATCCAAGGGCGCATAATAATCGTGTCAGAGAACATATACTCGTTATGGAAAAGTTTTTAGACAGGCCACTTCTTTCTCATGAAGAAGTCCATCACATTAATGGTATTCGTGATGACAATAGAATAGAAAATTTAGAACTTTGGTCAAAGAGTCAACCATCTGGAACAAGAGTGGAGGATAAAATAAAGTGGGCAATTCAAATTTTGAAACAGTACGCCCCAGGGGAGATCAAGTAAATCATCCAGTTCATTATACATCTCACCCAAGCGGTATAGAAACAATTCAGATAACAGAGCACATGAACTTCTGTCTTGGAAATGCAATTAAATACATCATGCGTTCTGAATTAAAGGGAAAACAAATAGAAGATTTAAAAAAGGCTGTTTGGTATATTAACCGTGAAATAGATAGATTGGAAAAGGAAAATGGGTCGAAGAAAAAAATTAATTAGTCCCAATGAAAGTCTATATACAAGAGTTCCTAATTTCACAATGCCAGATGGTAGAATTATTGAAAAAGATGAGATAATTAAGATTAAAGGTGAACATGGTGGAAAGTTCAAATTTCTTGAACACGTTACAAGAACAGACACGGGTATTGACTGGATTGATTGCTTTGAGTTGCGTGGGGGCGTTCTTTGCGGTTGGAGATCGTTTCGTACAGACAGGATCAAGCCTATGCCAAAAACTCGCAGAAAGCGCAGGAAGAAGGTAGTTTAGTTGTCTCATGATGGTTTCTTTTCACCATCCCTCTTTAATGTAGAGAGGAATAAAAAAGAAAAGCCTCGCCGTAGAAGTGCAGAGGAAAAGAAAAAAGTACAAAAAATGCTCGCAATAATAAAAGAAAAAAATGGATGCATTGACTGTAGTCAAAAATATCCATCATATATTTTAGATTTTGATCATGTTTACGGAAAGAAGGTTTCGAATATCGGACAAATGCTAAATTATTTTAGTATTGAAGATATTATCAAAGAGGTATCAAAGTGCGACATTGTTTGTTCCAACTGCCACAGGGAAAGAACTTATCAAAGAAAAAATAATCAATGATTATGTGTGATACAACACATAAATAAATGGTGACTTTCAGCCAGAATTATGATATTCTGGATAGATGTTGCCGCCGCAAGGAGGAAACAGATGATAACGAAACTGGTAGGAGGATTGATGGCAGTAGCAATAATTGCGGTCCCTGGATCTGCAACTGCAACTACCGTTGTTCCAACCGAACAGGTGTATGCTAAGTCTGCACCTATTGCGACGGAGGCTTATGATAAGCCTGTCGTGCAAAACACAAGGGCTTTGTCAAAGCCAAAGACCTGCAAAAACTGGCTCGTTCGTGAACTGAAGGAGGCAGGGTTTAAAGGTAAAGGACTGCACATCGCATGGGCAATTGCCATGCGTGAGAGTGGAGGAAGGGCAGACGCGATTTCCTCTACTGGAGACTATGGTGTCTTTCAGTTCAATCGCGCAGCACACAGTAAGCA